TAATGGTATTACAGGTCCTGCTGTTGGACAAAGTATTGTAGGTAACATTGCAAATGGTATTGGCGGTCAGCTAGTAGATCAAATATCTGGAGGCATTGGCGGGTTTTTAGGTTCTGCATTTGGTTCGGGATTTGGTAATATTTTTGGCGGCCCAGGCAAAATGGCTAACCCACTAGAACAGTTTGCTAGTTATAATTATATTTTTACACTAGGGTGTTTAAGTGATGATGAATTAAATTTTCCTGATTTTACATATAGAAGGAGAGACCCAAATGTAGTTATACTTCGCAGTGGTGGAGGACCAACACCAGGTAGTGCTACTGCATATGATACTAACGGTAAAACAGAATATTTTATAGACGATGTTGAAATAGAAACTATTGTTGCAGGTAATGCAAACACGAGATCAACAAATGCAACTAGTCTTAAGTTTAATGTTACTGAACCATATAGCATGGGATTGTTTTTACAAACTTTACAGGTTGCAGCAAAACGTGCTCGTGGCCCGTTATCTAATTATATAGAAGCACCATATTTACTTACAGTTGAATTTAAAGGATATGATGATGCAGGTAATTTTATTCATGCTAGTAATTTACGTAGAATGTTTCCTTTAAAATTTATTAATATAGAATTTGAAGTTACTGAGGGAGGAAGTCAATACTCGGTCCAAGCTATTCCTTATCAAGAAACTGCACTTACAGATGAAGCGCAAACATCTCATACAGAAACACAATTTAGTGGAGCAACAGTTGCTGAGATGTTACAAACCGGTGCAAAAAGTTTTACAAAAATATTAAATGATAGGCAAATTCTAAAAGAAGAAGCAAAACAGACCGGCAAAGGCGATCAGTATGTAATTGTATTTCCTAACACTACAGCATCAGCACAAGAATCAGAATTGTTTATGCAGGGACAACCTGAACAAGGAGACGATAGTGCAACCACACGTAAATTTACACAAGAAGAAATAAGAGAATACTATATTTCTCAAACAGGAGATTCGAACGGAAAAGTTCCTGACAATTATGAACAAGAACTTGAGAATAACGCAGGCGTGTCAGTCAAGCGTAGTAGTCTTGGAGAAAATATTAGAGAATACGCTGAAAAGTTAGAATTTATGAATGACATTGGTAAGGCTAAGATTACTAAAAGTAGTCTCGATGCTGGAACACAACCTATGTCCGGTGCAACAAATTGTGAAAGCGAAACTACCAAAGGTAAAATTGATAGATGTAAAGTAACACGTACTGGTGATATAAGGACTGCAACATTTTCAGCAGGTAAAAAAATTCAAGATGTTATTGAAGAAATAATTATACTAAGTGATTATGGTAGAGGAATAGCTGATAAAAAAGCTGATAAAAACGGAATGGTTCCTTGGTTCAGGGTACAAACACAAGTTTTTAATGCAGACGAAAGTGCAGAAACAGTAGGATCTACGGGAAGACCTGCTAGGATCTATGTATATAGGGTTGTTCCATATCTAGCACACCGCAGCAAGTTTCAAAGTCCTACAGATGCAAGTCCAGGAATTAATGAATTAAAATATCAAGCAGTAAAAGAATACAATTATATCTATACAGGTAAAAACAAAGACATTCTAAACTTTGATATAAATTTTAACAGTGCTTTTTTTACAAGTCTTGCAGGAGATGCAGGGCAGCTAGGAAGAGATTCGAAAACAGCAGTTACAGATGAGGCAACAGGTGGTAATGCTAGAGCAGTGTCTGGTAAAGGTAAACCTAATAGTAACACAGAAGGAGTTACTAAGGCTGTAGATAAAGTAGTCAAACCTAACAGTGTAGACGGAGGCGGCCCTGTAATACATCCAGAAAGCCAAATTGCAAGAGATTTTAACGAAGCATTAGTAAACAGTCCTGTAGATTTAATAACAGTAGATTTACAAATTATGGGAGACCCTTATTACATTTGTGATAGTGGTATGGGAAATTATAATGCACTTCAAGTTCCAGGAATTTTAAACATTACTAAAGATGGCACCATGAATTATGAAAGCGGAGAAGTTGATATAGAATTAAATTTTAGAACTCCTATAGATTACGGACAAAATTATATGGAATTTCCAGGTAACGGAACACAGCCTGTTGGAATGTTCAGTGGACTATATCAAGTCATAATGTGTACTAATTCTTTTAGTAATGGCCAATTCACACAGACACTACAAACCATTCGTAGAAAACAACAGCCAACAGAAACAAATAACGAAGCAACAGCAACAAGTGGATTGCTAAATCTAGATAATCCAACTGCACAACTTGCTGAAACATTTGCAAATACAATTAATGGCGATCCGATAAAAATAGCAAAAGCAATAACCGGCGGTCAAGCAGGCTTAGGAAATCTAGTTGATAGTATATCACCACAAGCACTAGGAGAATTAGATCAGAAACTTGCAAGTGCAATTTCTGCAGTGCGATCTGGAAGCATTCCAGCACCTATTAAAGATGCGGCATCTAAAGGTATACAGCAAGGCAAAGCTACAGCTTCTTCTTTAGCCGGATTAGGAGGATCAACATAATATGGCTTCACATAATCAAGAAACACGTACATCTGGTGCTAGTTCCAAACTTAGCAAAACTGACGGTCCGGGTCCGTTTGAGGCAATTATAAAAAACCATTTAGATGGCGAATACATGGGAAGATTAGAAGTTGAACTTCTAAAATCTAACACAGAAGGTTCAACACCTAATGTTGGCGGAGAAAGAGTAATTGTAGATTACCTTAGCCCCTTTTACGGAGTAACTCCTTTTGCAGGATCTTCACCAAACGACAATTTTGCATCTTCACAAAAGTCATACGGTATGTGGGCTATTCCACCTGACGTAGGAACAAAAGTATTAGTAATTTTTGCGGAAGGAAATAAGAGTAGAGGTTTTTGGATAGGATGTATTCAAGATCGTTATATGAACTTTATGGTTCCGGGAAATGCTAGTACAAAATATAACACGCAGGATCAAACAACACAAAAACCAGTTGGTGAATATAACAAGCGTACAGAAGAAGCTGTGGAAAATGATCCTACAAAATTTTTAAAACCAGTTAATACAGATGCTCTTACTCAATTAACAAATGCCGGTATACAACTAGACCAAATTAGAGGCACAACTACAAGTAGCGCAAGACGTGAAACACCAAGTTCCGTGTTTGGATGGAGTACTCCTGGACCACTAGATAGACGTCCTGGGCATCCTACAACAAAAACAGGTGAAAAAGGCGCAGAAATAGATATTCCTAGTTCAAGACTGACTGGTACAACATTTGTAATGGATGACGGAGATACTAGTTTATTTAGAAAAGGTCCAGCTGGCGGAGAAAATGCTGTACCTAGTGAATATACTACACTAGACAAGGGTGGCGATCCTAGCATTCCTGCAAATGAATTATTTAGAATACGTACAAGAACAGGTCATCAAATATTATTACATAATAGCGAAGACTTAATCTACATTGCACACGGTAGTGGTAAAAGTTGGATTGAAATGACTGCTAACGGTAAAATTGATATCTATGCTGAAGACAGTATAAGCATGCACACAAAGAATGACTTTAATTTTAAAGCTGATAGAGATATTAACATAGAAGCAGGCAACAATATAAACCTAAAAGCCGGCAATCAAATGATGACACAAACTGGTGCAAACTGGGAAGTAAAAGTTGGCGCTGACGGAAAATTAACATGTGCTGGTTCTAGCAACATCAAGTCAGCTGCACACAAAGAAACTGCTGATAGGATTGATATGAATGGACCTCCGGCTGCAGAAGCAGGGTCAGCACCAGTGCCCACTAGAGTACCTGCTGCTGGTTCTTGGACCGGATCTGAGAATAAAAATCCTGCAGAACATACTCCTGCAAAAACTAACACTGATCCTCAAGCAATTGCTGCAGGAACAGCAAATTCATCTAGCGACGACAAGGCAAAAGATAAACCAAATGAAGATACTTTTGCAAAATGTCCACCAGCAGAAAAGTCTGAGGAAACTAAAAAACAAGAAGAAAGACAAACAAGTACAGAAGAAACAGCGGCAAGTGAAAATGCAACACTAACAAGCGACCTTGATGCATTTGGCGGGCCTGGAGAAAATATTAACACAAGCAACGTTGAAAATGCAAACGTTGATCCAGGACTTGATGCATTTGGCGGCGCTGGCGAAGTAGTAAGTGATCCTAGAGAAATAGCAGGGACTGCTACACTTGTTAATGATATAGGAACCACAGATGACTTTTTAATTAATCAAAATCAAGATGAAATTGAATTTGATATAGAATTAAATGAGGGTACCACATAATAATTTAAGGTAAATACGTTATGAGCACATTAGAAAAAAAATTATACAAAGAAATTACTGTAAAGTCTAACAAAAGACCCGACTACGGTGTAGGTGAGAAAACATATCGTGGCTTTTCTACAGTAAATCCAGATAATATAGGTTATCAGCTCTACGATATACAGATCATCAAACAAGATATAATCAACCATTTTCATATACGTCAAGGAGAACTGCTTAGTAACCCTAATTTTGGAACAATAATATGGGATACACTGTATGAACCATTAACTGAACGATTGAAAGAAGTTATTGCAGAAAACGTTAGTACAATTATAAATTACGATCCGCGTGTAAGCGTTGTTTCAGTATCAATAGACCAATACGAAAGTGGCATACAAATTGACACAACACTGTCATTTTTACCCTATAATATTTCAGAAAATATGCAACTAACATTTGATCAAAACAACGGATTGTTAGCTAGATAATTATATACGTAGTTTATCGTTTTCAATAAATACAGTATAATTAAAGGAAAGAAATATTATGTCAACAACCGATAGGCAAAATAGATTATTAGTAGCTGAAGATTGGAAGAGAATCTATCAAAGCTATAGAAATGCAGAATTCAAATCATATGATTTCGACAATTTACGTCGAACTATGATCAACTACATTCGTCAAAACTATCCAGAAGATTTTAACGATTATATTGAAAGTTCAGAGTACCTTGCACTAATTGATCTTATTGCTTTCCTTGGTCAAAATATTGCATTCCGTACAGACTTAAATGCTAGAGAAAACTTTTTAGAATTAGCAGAACGTAGAGAATCGGTACTACGTTTGGCTAGACTGTTATCATATAACCCAAAGAGAAATCAAGCTGCAAACGGATTACTTAAAATTGAAAGCG